ACGTAATGCAGTTGAAAGAAAAACAATCTTCTCCACCCGAAGAGGGCGAGAAGGAGGTACTAGATACCGATTCTTATAAAGAAAAAGTAAAAGAGTACCATCAAGCGTTGTATGAAGATGATGCGGATAAAGCCGCAGAATTGTTGCAGTCTTTGACAGCGGGGCGCGTACAAGACGCTACCCCAAACGTAGAGGAAGCAGTTAATAAAGCTTTAAGCGAAGCTTTTGCTCGCCAACAAGTGGTACAGGCCCAACACAAACAACAGGTATACGAAAAATCAGTCAAGGAAGCAGTTTCTTGGTTTGAATCTGAGTACCCTGAGATTGCTAATACACCTGAGTTAAGGGCTATTGCAGATAATAGAACGGTAACCATTATGAAGGAATCACCTGATATGGCTCCGGGGCATATTATCCAATCAGCCGCTGAGTACGCGAGAGAATGGGCTAGTCTTAATCTATCTAACGGAAAGAATAATGAACGATCCGAAAGAAAGAAAAGAATAGTCTCTGAACCAAAACAAGCCCGAAAGACAGCTAAGATCGGAGAAGACGAGGAGAAGGAGAAAACTCCAAGCCAAGTCATTGAAGATATGAGGAAGTCCAGAGGGCAACCCATAAATACAATATAGGAGATAGTTATGGCAGGACAAGTATGGTCTGTCAACACTTCTGGTGGGTATATGTATGCGCTAAATCTCAGCCGTGAGTTGAGAATGGCGGTTCAGCCTGTTGTCAAATTTCGACAGTTTTGCGACATTAAAGATGCCGCACATCAAGGTTTGCACCGTGGCGATACATTCCATTGGAACGTGTTTAGTGACGTTGCCACTCAGGGTACTACCCTGACGGAAACGAATACCATCCCAGAGACATCATTTACGATTTCTCAGGGTACGATGACGATTACAGAAGCAGGTAACTCAGTCCCATGGACAGGGAAACTTGACGACTTAAGCGAACAACCAGTTCGTGAGATCGTTCGAAAGGTGCTAAAAACTGATGCAAAGAAAGCATTTGACGTTTTGGCCGCCGCTCAGTTTGATGCCGCAAAGTTACGTGTAGTCCCCACTGCGGGTACTAGTACGACAGCGCTGACGTTAACCACGAATGGTACAGCTACCCTAGTCAACACTGTTGCTATGGGTAAGGCACACGTTCGATTGATGGTTGATTTGATGAAAGAGCGTAATATTCCCGCCTATACTGGTGATGATTATTACTGTCTTGCATGGCCTTCAACCTACGCAACCTTGAAGAGTGATCTGGAAGGAATCCATCAGTATGTGGATCAAGGTTTCCAGATGATTATGAATGGTGAAATCGGTAGGTACGATGGCGTTCGGTTTGTCGAGCAGACACACATTGCTAAAGGTTCTGGTATCGGCACATCTGCCGCTGCTTGGGCGCAAGGCTTAAGTGACTGGGCTGTATTCTTTGGCGAGGATACGGTTGCAGAAGCTATCGCAGTTCCAGAAGAAATTCGCGGAAAAATTCCCGGGGACTTCGGAAGGGATCGTGGGATAGCGTGGTATTACTTAGGTGGTTTCGGCATCACTCACACTCAAGCTGCTCAGTCACGTATTGTGATCTGGGATAGCGCGTCTTAAGGAGATATTATTATGAGTTATAGTGATCCAAGAGAATATCTTTATCAGGATGCATTGGTAACTGATTTTGCTGCCGGTACTGGTACTGCTTGGAGTTTTAAAGGTCCAAGTGGTAAGCAGGGTAGTTTGAAAAACATTGGTGTTCATGTTACTGAAACTTTTGCAGATGATACCATCACTGGGAAGGTTTTAGTTGGCACGACTGCTGATCCGAACTATTACGGTCAGCTTGAAATCGCCGATACTACTGCTGCTACTGATACATTTAATAACCAAGACGACACCAACTGCGTCATTATCGAGGCTCTTCCGGCTGATACACAGATTGAAGTTACTTATGTTCAAGCAACTGATTCTGGCACAGCGGCTGGTAAAGGCAACGCATATGTCGAAGTTGAGTGGTACTGATAGGAGGTACTTATGTCAAGTAATAAGCATTCAGCGCAGGGTAAAATCCCTGAAAATGGGTTGTCTAGTTTGGAAACCGCTACTGGAGATACCAAGTCATTGGCATTAGACAGTCACGGCCCAAATCAGTTGCCCATGGGTATAAAGAAAGAGAAGGTTTCAACGCCTTCAGGCTCTTTTAACTTTCGTT